CTTAACAGATGAGCAGCGTACAGCGGAAATCTGCTTAGAAGCTGTTAAGAATTATGGGTATGCTGTTGAGTACTTAACAGATGAGCAGCGTACAGCGGAAGTCTGCGTAGAAGCTGTTAAGCAGCATGGATATGTTGTTAATTACTTAACAGATGATCAGCGTACTCCTGAATTATGCCTAGAAGCTGTTAGGAATGATGGATACGCCGTTGGTTACTTAACAAATGAGCAGCGTACAGCGGAAGTCTGCTTAGAAGCTGTTAAGCAGACAGGCTATGCAATTCAGTACTTAACAGATGATCAGCGTACTTCTGAATTATGCTTAGAAGCTGTTAAGCAGAATGGGTATGCGATTAAGCACTTAACAGATGAACAACGTACAGCGGAAGTATGCTTGGAAGCTGTTAAGCAGAATGGGTGTGCTGTTGATTACTTAACAGATGAGCAGAAAGGATATTTAAAATAATAATTACCTGTTTGGATAGCAATATCCAATCAGGTTTTCCCGTATGTAGAAGCAACTTATTTTTTGTTTCTAATCAAAATTTAAATTCAGAAGGAGGTACTTTATGTACTCAAAAATTAAAACACTGCAAATCAATGCAGGTATTATCAAATTTCAAACAACTGACATGGCAGAGCCAATTACAATCTATCATAAAGAACATATTGAATACTCTGATAAGTTCTTTGTAGAGCAAACAAACACATTTGCTGTAGATAAATCAGGCGAATCTTTTAATATCCGATGCTTTAAAAATAATATTTACATAAGCAATAATATTGATCTTATTTGTAAGATTTATGTTCCACAGAAGGTCAAGTATCTTATAAACAAAGATATATTAAACAAAGAAGATGGATTTTCACTAGAATACAGAAAACATCTAAGAACTGAATATTCTTGTGAGCGTCATGTATTTCTATCATTTAATTACATTCCAGAAGATTATGAAAGTCTTGTAGAAAAAGCTAGAACAATTTGCAAGAAGTATTCAAGTGGTGTTTATAATCAACCAATTCTTTGTTGTTACTTTGATGAAGATCGAGAGAAATTATTTTACGCTATCGTTAAAGATAACATATCCGTAGAAAACGGCTATCTATCATTGACTCCGAATGTATGGGAGTGAGCATATGGACTATGAAACATTTGTTGATCTTTGTGGCTCCTTATTTGAACTTGGTTTATTATTATTAGGAATCTTTTTTGCTATTTTGAGAATAATAATAATATGCTGGGTGATTATTACATTTTTAAGGCTGATTGTCCCAATATTCATAATATCTGTATTTTCGCCTAGCTTTGGGATAACTTGTTTTAAAACTGTGGTAGATTTATTTAAGAAAGGATGAGCAATGAAAAAATGCTGTCAGAATGTAAATATACAAAAAATAGTTAATCATCATGAGAACAAAACTATTCCTATTTGTTGTACAAGATGCATAAACATAGTTGAGCATTTAATAAAAGTCGAAAATGAATGCGATATAAACAAACTAGATATCATTATTGATACCAACAATAAACTCAAGCTCGTTTTAATCAAAACAAATACTGTCGAACAAGAAATGACAGATATAATTAATCAGATTGAAACTATGTTTATCTGCATAAATCTTAATCAAGACTTATCAGAGTTATCTTTTGATAATAACAAGACAATCCTGGTTGATAAGAATTATACGGATATCGGCAAGGCGCTTATTGCTGAATTATATAATGAAGAAATATTAACAACAAAGGATATTAAATATGTCATAGCACATCTTAACAATGATTCTATATTAAAAGACAAAAGTTTTAACAACTATGAACACATAGATGTTAAAACAAGCTTAGGGCACTATCAAGCTATAAGAATTCTTAAAGAATATAATCTAACAGAATTCCAACTAGAACTGCAAAAATCTATAGAAGTGCCATTAAATATTAACTAGAATGCAAAAAAAAATATAGCCCGCTGGGAAAATCCAGCGGGTTATTTTTTTGTAAATTTACAAATCATCCAAGTCGATTTTACTGATATTAACATCCAAATCCTCTAATTCTTTTTTCATTTCTTCCGCAATGTCATTGTCTGTATCTATGTTTTCTTCTTCTACAATGACAGCATCACTAGTGTTGGTTTTTAAAAAGGCATTAACTTTATCCAAGACAGATTTTTTAATTTCTTGTAAACCTTCTACTTCGTTTTTAACACCACTTTGTTCTAATTTTTCTTGGTTTGCATTTTCTCTAACATATACATTTAATACAGATTCCAGTGCATCTATCTTGTTTAACACTTTCATGTTAGCGTTATTAATGTACTTAAACAATGACATAGTTTGTTGCACGCTGAGTTCTTTCAAATATTCAGCTTCAAATATTTTAGCCTCTAATGCATCAATCCATCGCTTCATGCGCCTAATAAGTTCAATTCTGGCCTCGGTTGCTGCCTTTAATGTATCAAATATAGCAGCTTTCCTCACCGACAATAGCTTATTATCAACGGTAGCCAACTGCTGTTGTTCTTTTTCAATTAAACTTAAATCGTTTTTTGTTATATTTACTAAGCTCATATTCAATCGCCACCCTTTGTTCTTTTGTCAGTGGTAATAGGTCAACAACTTGTTTGACATAATCAGAATAATCAACGTGTATAAACTTATCAACCATCAATATATGATTTATGTAATTAAACAAACCTTTTTTTTGGTTGTTTGTTAGTTTAGTTTTGTTTACAATTGTTCTTATTTTTTTAAGATTATCTGTTTTCTTTATTAATAAAAATACCCGAACAATTTCTTCTTCAGGTATTTGCTCATCATCAATATTGATGCTTTTAATTAATCGCTTTATGGCTTGCATTGATCATAAACTTCAGATATGCCATACTCACATAGTAACGCAAAAAGTGCATTATTGTCAATTCCTAATACAGATTTAACCTTTTCTTTAACAAGTTCTTGTAGTCGTTTATCATTTTTTACCAATGATAAATCCATTAACTGTTTGTTTAATTCCATTTGTTTTGCATCAAAACTAAGAAATTTTTCATCAGTTTTTGTAAGCTTCTTTTTCGCTTTCAATGCATTACAAATGTCTGTATAACTACCATATTTATTTATGTATTTCATGGCTGTCTTTTCACCAACACCATTAATACCAGGTATGTTATCGGAATCATCCCCACACATACATTTCATATCCAAATAAAACTCTTGTGCTATCCCAAAAACTTGTTGAAAATTAGTTGATGTAATTTCAATCTTTTTATTTGGACTATATACTGAGATATTTCTACTGACTAGTTGTGGGAAATCACCATCTGTAGAATATATCTTGACTAGGTGACGATTACAAAGCATAAACGATAACATTGCGATATAATCATCCGCTTCGTAGCCGTCGCCTTCAAGTACTCGTAATTTCATATTACGACAAATAGCAATAAACGATGGAAATACTTTACCATACATCTCTAGTTGTTTTTCTGTAAGAGATGATTTTCTATGGCCTTTATATTCTGGATATAATGCTAATCTTTTTTCACTCTTACAAGTATCAAATGTCATTATTACCTGACTATCTTTCAGTGAACCATTCTTAAGCTGTAAAAATGGTCTAAGAACACCTAACAAACTTGCATGAAAGTTATCTTCTACATAACCATGATAAAATGTTCTTCTGAAAAAATTATTTCCATCAATTATAGATATTTTAGCCACGATATAAAATTACTCCTATTCATTTTTATTAACAACTATTCATGGTTGCTAACTGGATTATACGTCAAATGAAGAATCTTCGACGCAAGAAATTATCTATTCTTGAGAGCTTTTTTTGCTCTGGCTGCTGCCATTGCTTCAAGACGTTTTTTTGTCACTTCTGCTTTTCTTTCAGGTGTCATGTTAAGTTTTAATACCGGGAGCTTTTTAACATCATCCTGAATAAGTTTTCGTAGATGTTTGGCTATCTTTGCCATGTTGTTCAGCAATTTTCTAGAAACCTTTGCTGATTTTTTTTGTTTGTCGTGTGAAAACTTGTAAATTTCTCCACGCAAAACTGTCATATTTTCTTCCAGCTGAATTATATAAGTTTCGTAATTAACCATAATAAACTCCTAATGGGTAAGATATGTTTCATTATATATCAGTTCGTTTATTGTGTCAATATTTATTTTTCTGCTTTCTTAAACATTTCTTTCAATTCTTTTTCAAGTTCTTCCAATGATTCAATATCATCTATCACAGTAATACAATGAACATATTCGACACTATAGTATCTTTCTTCTTCCATAATACCATATGTGGCTATCATCGCTCTTTCTTTGCTAGTTGTTTTTTTAATAGTTGGGTCTTTTGGTGCAAGTGTTTTAACGATTGCACCTTCTTTTTTAAAGTGCAGGTATTTTCTGGTGAATATCACACTTGGTTCATCAAAAGGCTGAAATACCTGTACTCCGTCTTTAAATAAAATACGAATCACTGGTTTCTTGTCTTTAATTGTTTGCAAAATCAACGGTAGTTTATTCATCTGATTCCCCTTTGTCTGTTCTGATAGTTTCAAACACTGGATGTCTAAGACTTCCTGTTTTTGTTAATTCCATGTAGCTTATTTCACAAATTTTACCTATAATTTCTTTCCTTTTTTCCCAGAATTCTTTCCTTTCTGATTCTGTAAACCCAGAACCACAACGAACTGTTGTATTTTTGTATTTTAAAATAAATCCACCCAAACTATTTTCAAACTGAGTGCCTTTTTCTCCTGAAAATGTATCTAAAATCTCCAAATCTATTGTGTTTTTGTCTTTAAACTTCAACCAGAAATTACTTCTTTTTGCTTCATATTTACTGAGAGGATGCTTAATGATAATCCCTTCAGCACCAAGATCAATATACTTTCTAGCGATAGAAGAAATTAACGGATAATCTTTTTTAACTTTGAAGTATTTTATAAATGAAATACAGTTAGAATTAAGTTTTTCACTCATATTATTCATCAACATAACTCTGTTTGCTAATGGCTCATTGCCCCAATTGATTACATCAAATATCTTGTATTTAACTGAATTTCTTATGTAGATAGAATCCATTGTTACATTTTTACGATTAACAACTCTCATCAACTGTTGAAAGTTATTGCTGTATATTTCACCATCTAATTTATTACCTTCAAATAATTCGTAGTTGGTTAATATATCAGCTTTAATTCTATCTGTTAAGAATGTCTGTAGTTCTTTGCCATTCCTAGAATAGAAGTTTATTTCTTCTTTGCTTTTAACATCGCAAATACACCTGACGCCGTCTATCTTCACGTTATAGTAGCACCAATCAGTATCAGAAAAGTTATTTATCCATCGCTTTTCATCTTGCTTGAATGCAAGCATCACAGGAAAATCTGGTATTAATTCTTCCCCAAATGCTTTATTGATTAACTTTCTGTTAATACCTATATTAAGGTCTCTGTCAATCACATTCAAAATCAATTTAGACGCACGAGCTGTATAACGTCTAAGCTCCATTGCTATAGCTTTTAACTTATCGTTTCTACCAGAAAGCTTTTGCAAGGTTTCAAAAAACAATAAATCTATTTCTTCAACAAAACCATAGCCCGGTATTTTTACACCATTGTTAGTTACGTTAAAAACAACATCATTTGAATAAGCATACCAAAGCAATAGTTTTAAGCGATCTTGATCGGGATAACTTCTAAGAAGCTCAATCTTTTTTGTGCTCCTCGGTTCGTTTCTTATCGCTTCTATGACTTCGACTAACATGGTCTTTGTCCTTTAATTTAATTATCTCTTTATTAAGTTTATCATATCTTTGGCTAAGAATCAAGAGAAATTTTAAATTTTTGAATATCCAGCGTTGAAATTTTAAAAAATCCATAACTGATTTCATTTCATATTTATCATACATTTTAAAAAAAATAGATGTAGAAAAAGCAAACATTAATGAAACGAATCTAGTGTAATCACATGCGTTCATAAACACACATTCATATAACAACGCCATATACTTATCATAAACAGTAGGAACCAATATTTTCTTTGGTACCCAGTGTTTATATCCTAACCATCGAAGTATTTTACTTTTTTCTTCAGACAACTTTGGCAATTGTTGTATCCCCCCTAAGCTCAAATACGTAATTTTTATCAGCAGATTCCATTAACTGTTCAATATGAGTAACTATTATAAACTGTAATCCCATTTCAATTGAAATCGTTTTTAGCCATTTGATGGCAAATTCTCTACGAATCGCATCTATGTTTTTAAACGGCTCATCCAATATAAGAACCTGTTCTATTTGTCCTTTAAATATACAAAGGTAGCTTATTCTCAAACAAATACTTATTATATCTAAGACACCACCACCCTTGCTATCATCTAACGGTGTAATCACGCCATTTGTTTCTACATATGGAACGTAATAAAGACCACGTTTATTCTTATTTGGTATCAGTTTGAATATTATTTCTTTATCTGGAAACACTGTTTTAAGTGCCATATTTGCAATGCTTTCAATCTTGGCCTTAACAGATGTTCTTGTATATTCAGAGAATGAGAATAAGAACTGAACTGTGTTTGTAATCAATGATAGCTCTGATGTTATATCAGTTTGTCGTTTTTCTAATAACGATATTTGTTCTACATAACCAGATATCTTTGATTTAACTTTATTCCATCTATCAATCATTTATGATATTTTCAACCTCTGCCAGTTTTGCTTCAAATTTGATTAGCGCAGCTTCTATACCGGACTTCTTTTCATTGATAGTTGATTGCATTTTTTCTAAATTAGAATCAATCTCTTCTGGCTTTATACCAAAATCATCGTTAAGGCGTTTATGCAACATCTCTTTTTGTGCTTCTGCCTTTGTTATCACCTGTGATACAGCATCACTTCTCTTTTTAAGTTCTTCTGCTTTTTGTTTAAGTTCTGTCAAATTCATTACATGTGCTCCATTCTTTCTTGTATAAACTTAATAATATCTTTATCGGTATCCATCTTTTCACCAAATATTGCAAGAGATTCGCCGATAGAAACATTACATATATCTGTATCTATAAGATCTATCATCTTTTTTACATTGTCGATAATGTTGGTTTCTTGTGGTTCTTCTTGTATCTGTTCAACAAATACATTTTTAACAACATCTGCTATTTTAATAAAATGGATTTTGCCATTTTTAAAATACACGTAACATGGATCACGGTTTATATCAGATGGTGTATTCTTTCTTCTAGCCATTGCACCAGGACTAACAAAGTGAGTATCGCCATTTAAAACTATTCCTTGTTGTGGGTGATAATCTGCCAAAAATACATAGTCAAATTTTGTATTAAATTCACTTATCAAAATATGTTCATATGGAATAGACTTTTCTACAATCAAGTGATGTGTCATTAAAATATTATAATCAAATGATTTATCTACAAAACGCTCGTATCGCTGCGGATTCATATCATTTGGTGCCATTACAATATGCATATTATTTATGTCTACAAATGGATCCCCATCTGACAGCGTTATGTTTTTAAATGCATATGCTAATATACTAAGTGGGCTTGATTCTGGATGACCATCATGGCTATAATTACCACGATTTATAATTATATCAACATCTCTGTAACGACCAAACAAAGAAAATATATCCATCAGTCTTGTCATAGATATTCTTGGTGTATCAAATAAATCCCCACCGATTAATAGTGGTATTTCCCTTATTTGTGCAATTGCTAGTACATTTCTAATCTTTTTTAAGATAGAAGCATTGTAATCATCTATTCTTGAAACTGGTTGTGCACCATAATGACAATCACATATATAAAGAAACTCATTCTTCTGATTTAATTCGTTCATTATATTTCCTAATAACATTTAACATTCTTTTTTCATTGTAGTTTTTGATCATTATCCCAAACAACTGAGCAACACACTCTTCGCAAAGTGCTATGTATTTACCCTTTAATAACCTGTATTGCCAAACAATTGCCCTGGTGTCACACAAGCTACAATGGTTTGTTTTAAGCTCTGGTATTATATTCATCTTTCAACACCTTTATGCATTTTTCACAGTATTTATCTTTAATTATTGGACAAATACTATCATCTATCTCTTTACAAATATCCATATTAACTTCATCTTGTAATAGCCATATCTTGTTAATTGTTGTTGTATTTTCAGAGATTATTTGTTCTATGCAATAAACTTCTTTTTTGATATCAGTCAAAGATTTAATTAATCTTGTATCCGATATCACACCATCTATATCAATCTCAAATGGCTCTAATTCTAATCCATTCAATTTATTTAATATGACTAATGCGGAGTTCAATTTATTCATTGATAAATAGCGCTGACCCGAACTAATTAAACTATCAATGTCGGCAATCAGTCTATTATCAAATGTTATAGATTCTATATTATCAAATCTATTCAACAAAATCAATGCATTTCTTAAATTATTTAAAATGACAAATTCTTTATCTATGCTTGATATCTTTGATAATAAACCACAAGTCCTTGTTAGCTTATCAGATAGCCGCCGAATGATATCAGCGCAACAAGTTGCCGCGTTTAGCTCGTTAATCATGCTTTTAAATTCTAATAGCTTATCCATGTTAGCCATCAATTCTGATAGTTTTGTTTGTTCTAATGTTATTTCTTCGGATATTGCCTCACATTCAGCATAAGGAATAGAACTATCAGATATTTTACTTCTATATGTGTCTAAATCTCGGGTTGTAACTTTTAAAGATTCTGATATTGTTGCCTTTTCTGAGTTAAGTATTTTGATCAGTTCATCAACCTTATCTGAGTCTACAATTAAGCTAGAAATCATCTTATTTCTAAGATTATCGTAACTAGAACCAATAAAAAAGAAATCATCATGCTGTTTAGATAGATTGATAAATATTTCTTTGTCGATAAAGTTAATAGGATTTATTCTTATTTTTTCCTGAATATAATCAGGTAACTTAGCCCCAAACTTTTCATACTTAACCCCATCTATCATGTAATAATCTGATGAAGAATTAGTAGGTAATAACTCTCCACACTTTTCACAGACTTGACATTCTTTTTCTATTTTAGTTTTACAAAATGGGCACTTTTGTATATTACTTTTACCATAATGTCTGGAAATATTAGACGTATCTTTTATTACCTCAACATACCCAGATTTACTACCGTATTTTGGATAAAATGGTGCTTTTCTGACAACTGAATCAATTGCTCGAATAAAACCAGATTTACCAGAATCAGATAGCCCTGTTATTACATTTATATTTTCATGTAAATCAATGGATGTATTTTTATGTGATTGAAAGTTATTAATGTTTATTTGTTTAATCACTTAACGTCTGCCCTCTGTCTTTCATATATCCATAATAGGCTATACATACAGCATCTGCGATTCCATCATGTGCATTCTTTTTGCCCATATATAAATCAACTTCTGGAAACATCTTTAAAACAAAAGTAGTAGATGCTTCTTTGGCTTTCTTTTTTGCCAAGTTGTTTCTACTTGTGTTTTCTTTTTTAAATTCAGATTTTAGTCGTGCTATAACGTCTTTAGGAGTACCTTTTGGTGCTTTAAATTTAATTGTCTGTGCTTTCCACGGTAATCCCTTGAGTACATTCTTTTTCCATTCTATTGGAGATACTTCAAAAAATGGAATTTTCAACATTTTAAGCACGCATATTTGCTCACCAGTCGTTTTTCCGAATGTAAAAGTAGCAACCGATGACTGGTTTGGCATACCAAAAACGTGCTCAAATGTGCATATTAATTCATCTTTGTATTTATTTAATCGTTTTGCGAAATCTCTAGGAGAAAATAAATCACCATTATACGGAATAATACCATATTCAACAACTGTTGCCGATTGATCTATAATGGCAAATCCCCCATGTCTACCGGGATCTATACCTAAATAGTATTTACTCATAACAAGTCCGATACATTTCCGTTAACAAGTATTATTACTTATCAACTGAGGTTCACACCAGAATATACGTCTAGTATGGAAGGGATTTCTTTGGCATTCAGGTTAAAATCCCATCAATAGATTTTAAGTCTGCTGTGTATTACCATTTCCACCACACTGGCAGGTACCACCGTCTAAAGGGTTTAAACTATTTACTAATGAATGGCCGGTTCCACGTTCAATAAAATTATAAATGATGACGTCGTCACATTTATTTATCACCACAAAAGACAGTTATTAAAAAGTAAAGGGATTGACCTAAACTTCTCAATTTCTAACTAGGCCCACCTACTGTTTTCATAATATTATCCTTCAGCAACTTGTATGCTTTCTTATAGCATCTATCTACAGCTAGATCAATACCAATTCCGGTTTTCCATTCATCATTTGGATGACACTTCGCAATGCCACGAATAGAAATAGAACCATTTTCATCTTTTGGTATTTCCTTGAACATGGGAATTGTTATTCGTTTAACTGTATTGTAACCACCATTTTCATCAAGAGCCAGGTCATTAATGGTCACGTTTGCATATGTAGGTGCGAACTCTTTCAACCAAGCATGAATTACTTTCTTTTCTTTGTTTATTGAAACATTGAATACAAAACCATTTTTTTTCTTTTTAATAACTTTCATATCGCTCATAATTTACCTCATAATTAAAATTAAAAACCAAAAGGGGCAGTAGGACTCGAACCTACGTATACTAGAATCAAAGTCTAGTGCCTTTCCAGCTTGGCTATACCCCTAGATGTGTGCAGGGAGACAACCTGCACACAAGAAACAGAGAGAGAGGAATATTAGAATTGAATTAGATCATCTACCAAGTTTTCTGGAACTTCTACCTTATTATTTTTAAGGTATGCATATAGCGCCTTAATGTCTTTAAGGTAATCATGTTCCATTTTGATAAATCCTTTTTCATTGAAATATTCAATTATTGGATTTATCATATCTCTATTGTTTTTATTTGCCTGTATAAAATCCAATGTAAGTGGAGCCATTTTTTCAACATCATCCAATGATAAATCATCCAATGATAAATCATCGCTCAACGATTCGTCCATGGATATATCATCTAATGACATTTCATCAACTGTTGTTGTTTTTGATTTATTGACTTTTACATCAGGAGCAATATCAAAAACATCTACGCCAGAGCTAGATTCTTCTTCGTCTGATTCATTAGATACTGCTGTGAGATAAGATGTTAATTCTTCTTCTGTTTGCTTTTTACCAAAACCATTTTCCAAGTCAACCAAACCACCTGCTTCATACTCACGTTCAACCAACTCATCGTACTTCTGACCCAATTCGATTGCATCTTTGTCGTCAATAAGTTCTGTAAGAACATAACCAATCTTATCTTTATTGTTTGACATAGGGGTAACTGTCTTTTTGTATAGCCACTTGATACGATCAATCTGATGTTTTTCTACAACATTCATAATATCTCTTACTTTTGATGTTGTAAACTTAATCGCGACAAACTTCAGCTCTGCATCTGACATATCAATGCCATTAACGTAGAAGTATTCACCATTGAGTCTGTTAATGATGGCTTGAATCTTCAGCTTTTCTTCTTTGTTTGTGGTAGAACGCCATTTTTTCCAGAGTTCATCCACGTAGTTACAGATCATGCACTTCTTGTTATCTTTTCCGTATTCTGTGTTAAGACACCAGCATGATTTTTTGTTGGTTTTTACACCCGGAACTTTCTGAATCTCATAATGCTTTCTGACAAAAAAGAATTCATCTTTTGGAATCCAGATCATCTTTTGCTCGTTTTTACCCATTGCTAATACACGAGTTTTACAACCACTTAGTTTGCTTTTCAGCTCTGAGGCATTATAATAAGCCATTTTAAAATCCTTTCTTATTCTACTGTAGCCAAATTGAAATAAACATCTTTTCCGTTTGTAAGAAGTATGCACCGCTCATCGATATACATCTTGATTTTTTCTTTGTTATTGGCCTTATCAAGAGTTTTAACCATCTCTTTAAATCCTAACCCAAGAACAACTGATGGCATGTTATCAACAGACCCAAAGCCACCACTATCCGCAATTGTTCGAGTGAACTTTTCAGTAGTTGCAGTATTTTCAAGTTTGCATTTAAGGCTACCTTTAGCATAGTTGATTGTAAAAATCTCATATGAGAAGGCTTTTGCATCATCAACTAATGTCATAAGCATACCAGTTGGCATTTCAAACCCATCTGCGTATTGTATCAGACCATTTGCGTAAGTTAATGTATCTTTATCAAAGGCACTCAAGTTGTTAGCAATAGGGTCAAATGATTCTACCAACTCAGCATCGGATGTTTGCAGAATCTTTGCATTGAATTTACCAACACCAACACCATCAGAAAAAACAACGGCATCTGCCGTAGACTTGATTCGAACCAAATCAGAATCACACCGTTTCATAATCTCCATTAGCTTTTTAAGATTCGGTATTCTGATGTTTCCTTCTTCGTTTATTTTAATTTCTGTTAAGTAAACCTCACCATACATTGTTTTGGACTTATCAGCAAACTTGCTGAATAAGCCAGCGTTTCCATTGGTGTGAACTACCAAATCTTTGATAATGCCTTGCAAGCTGCATTTTTCGAGAAATTGTCTAAATTTCTCGACGTTAACGATAACATCCATTCTTATTATTCCTCCTGCGTTGTTATTAATAGAATATCATAGAACTAACTAATTAGTCAAGCAAAATTATTTCATTTTCATCAAAATCGACTTGATCTATTTCGGGATTGTCTAATTTCTTCTCTAATTGTTCCATTTTCTCTTTATTTAATGTTTTTTGGCTTTTGATGGAAGTGAATCCAACTGACATCATTTCATCGGATTCTTTTTCAATAAAATCCATTTTGCTAAAGTTTGGTATAATTTGTGTTTTACATTTTGGTATATTTCTCCCTTTAACTATTGATAGACTAAGACGACCATTGTAAATAATTCCATTATGTTCTGTAATAAAATCTTCATCTTCTTTTGTACACTCAATTGCTATTATCATATCGGCTTTATTGGCAGCTACCTGAGTTAATGCACCCGATTCTGAATCTATTCTCTTAACATCACGTCTTACCTGTTGGGCCGAATAAAGAACTATGTCATAATCACCAGCTATTTCTTTTAAGCCTGAATAGATTTCTGCTTGTGCCGTAGCTTCAAAATCCGACTTTCCATACAGATTGGATTTCATATCACCAGCATAATCGACTACAACCAAATCCGGTTTAAATGGATTATTTTCTATGATAGACCGAACTTTTTGTATGGTACAATCAGATGGTACCCAATAACACAACAAATCATGAGGATTATTGATATTTGTAATAGCATCAGACCACTTGGTCATTAATTCTGATGTATCGCTTATGGTTCCCATTTGAAACTCTTTGTGTGCTATTTTACTAAGCTTAGAGTCCATTCTGAATAACCACTGACTTGATGACATCTCAATAGTGATAACTATAACCTTTCTACCTTTAACCCAATTATGAACTGCCGTATGAGCCATGAACATGGATTTACCCATATTGGTCTTTGCATTATAGATAACAAAATCACCACCAGATTGTCTGCCTATATATTTATCTATATTGATAAGACCTGTTTCAATCAATCCTAGATTGTCTGGTTGATTCTTAACATCTTTAACATGTTGGATTCTTTCTGTTAATCCTTCTTGTAAACCCATCACCCTGCGAACTTGTAATGGATTCATTTCTTTTTTAACATTGTCTAATGTTTTCTGAATGTCTGTTATACTTGGCTCAAAATCTACATCCAAGTGATCTATCTTGCTACTTATTTTAGCAAGAATCGTTCTTATACAATAATACTTCCTTAAATCTGGTATATAAGTTTTTATATCCAGTAGAGTACACGGATGTAGTTTTATAGACTTCAAACAGGTTTCAATTTTTATTAATTCTTTATCCAGTCGTTTTAAATTGTTTTTATAATGGGTGAAAAACGCACCCAACGAAACAGATTCTACGTTCTTCAAGACATTGGAAAGTTCTATATAAACTTCACGATGTACTAAGTTTGAAAAGTATTCAGGCTTTGTTCCAATTGATTCTATTTCTTTTAAAGCAGACGTACCAAATCGAAACAATGAAAACAAAACCGAAAGTTCTGTATCTAAACATTCTGTTTTCATAAAATATGCCTGCCCCGATTATTAACCTTTGATGTCTTTGTTGTTTGTCGTTTATCTATCTTTAAATCACTAAATACGTCATTTAATTCTGGGTTAATCTCTGCAACTTTTTTGTAAGGTGTTTTCTTTTGTGACAATGGACTAATTACACAATGTAGATAGTTTTTAGCAATGTATGTTGTGATATAATCGCTATATATATCACCCAATTTGTCCATATTACAATCAAAAGAAATAACTGTAACAAAGCCAGCGGATTGTCTTGTTGTCAAAAACATCATTAGTTGGTTGTGTGAGTAAGATGCTTTATCCATGAAGTATTTGTTATAAACTAATGGAAATGCATCGATAATAACGTATTTATAACTTGAAAGCTCTGTAATCAACTCTTCACATGTTTCATAGTTACAAAACGCTCTAGTCAAATCTATTCCTTTTATTAAAATAACAGATCGTTCTAACTCTACCAAAAACTTAGCTATTTTATTACATATTAGCGACACACATTCAGAATTATTGGTTGTTGATGATATACAAATATTTCCGTATGTTGATGTTTGATCTAACTTCATTATATACTTAATCAATTTAGCTATTCTATCTTTATCATCATCATTAAATAATGTTGATTCTTCTTTGTATCCACCTAACAAGTAATTTATCGAAATGCCTCGCTTGATAAATTCCTTACATTTCAGAAATATTTTAGTACAATCACAATCAATGAATGTTTGACTGGTTTTATGTATAATTCCTCCTGCATTACATTTATCACAAGACAATTTCAGTTTGCTATAAAACTCCAATGCCAATGCTCTATAAATCTCCGTTAATTTTCCCATCTGTTTCCCATCCCCACCCCTGGTTAATTGTTATCAATTGCCGAAACCGGCTGAAATAGTGCTGTTGCGTTCAACCGCTTTTTTTGATCATCGACATAACTATCTGATATATCAATGGAAACATAGAAGCGATTTAACCCCTTCGCAACAACGGCGGTTGTCCCAGAACCGCCACATGGGTCTAACACTATATCATATTCGTTTGTCCATGACAAGATATGATCTCTGACCAATTCCTCTGGAAACACGGCGGGATGGTCATTTGACTGCTTTAAGTACCTATCATATGTATTTTTAATAGCCCAAACATCTGCACGTTTTCCGTTAGGGTCTAAAATTACATAACCACGATTTACATAATATAATATCTTTTCGGCCGTTAAGTTTTCTGGTGCACCAAGATCAATTTTATCACCATCTAAACCAAATGCCCAAACATTCCACCTGGCACCTATTTCTTTATATTTCTTTCCAGTTTTACATGCTTCTCTTTTTGTACCATCATATTTTCGTTCTCTACCTGGTACAAGAGCACCAGCCCAGAAGTTTTGTCTATCTTCAATGATATTTATGGTTTTCGGCTTGCCTTTACTGAATACAAACATGTACTCAAACGACTGATGATATCTGATTTTCTCAGGATATTTAAGAAACGTTTTCTGCCAAATCATAGTATCATGTAATTTAAGCCCAAGTTTTTGTGTAAAATATAGAGCATGTTTAAAGCTTGTACAATCTTCAGAACCATCCACAATCATATCATTTATCACCCAAACAATTACACCACCAACTTTAAGTATTCTTGTCATTTCTTTTGCTATTTTACAAAAATCAAAAGTATAACCAGAATACGTTCTTAATGCTGAGTATGGTGGCGAACTTATAATACAATCTATACTTTCATCGGGATACAATTCAAGGACTTTAGCAGAATCCCCACAATGTACTTTATTAACTAATTCTTTCATATTCTCTGGTAAATTCATATTTAGCTCCATAAGTTACGGCCTAATTTCAATGAGCCTGTTTTATTTTTATCCAATATGTAGTATTCATCCCATTTAACAGATGGAAATGCAACTACAAGAATTCGTTCAAATGCTGGAAATATGCAGTTATTCCAATAATAAGACGAGTTGTATGTTCCATTGTAATGATAAATTGGCAATGGTACTGGTTTTTTCTTAGAATCAAATGTCAAGAAAAAGTATTGAACTTTATCACCTATCCAAAAATCCTTACCATCTTTAATCATCTGCTTTGCTACTTTAACTTGTGGTAATTCTGTTACGTATTCTGATAAAGGTTTGGTTATTTTTTTAGAGAACATCAAATCATCTGCTATTAGCTTACCACACATAACATCCGTTCTTTTGTTTATAACCCAATCTCTTACTTCTAGCAAATCAGGGGTTTTATCGTTCAATAGCCATGTTAGAAACTCTTTTTGATACTTTTTAACAAAGTAACACACGTCATTTCTGACATATTCAAATCCTGTTATTTTCAACTTCATTGGTTCTATAATATGACCATCTAAGTAATTTAGATAGCCCGCATATCGTTTCTTGGCATTACAAATAATAAACTTATGGAATCCTTTGTCATATGCCATTTCCAGAGTACATTCATCGCAATTAAACTTTTGTTTTGCATGTATTTCACATAATTTGGCTAAGTATTTTATTATTTTATCTATCTGTTCTGGTGTTATCTTTTCTACAAATACTGAGTCTGTATTATGTAAAAGTACATGACCATCTGCATCTACAAAGTTGTTATTATCTTCTACTGACAAATCATAAACGTAACCATCGTATTCAATTTCAGTAATAGTTGGCTTATTCCCATTCTTTGTATATGTTTCAAAAACAAGAAATGGTGAATTTACATCACATTCGGTAGCTTTAAAACAATTGCCACTAGAATTTATCAATGAATGATCTTCTGTTACTTCTGTAGAATAACCACAACCAACTATTCGATATATTTTTTTGTTAGTTTTATGTTTAATAACAACATTTATTCTTTTCCACTCTGATTCTTTTGTATTAAAGTTATATGATAACGTAAAAACTTCATTATTTTTAAATTCCCCGAATTCTTTGCCACGTTGATGTGTAAACTTATCACACATATTATAAAGTTCTTCAAATGAAACTACAGATATTTCATTGTCTATTTTTATAATGGTTCGTCTGTTTTTAGTAACACTATCACCATATACTATTACCTTGCCCTGTTTTTCTAACCATGCAGCACATGTCTTATTAAAATACTGACCACCAAGTGTAACACTTTCTGCTATTCTGACATCATAAAATCTAGTGTGTTTTTCACCAAGAGCGCCATAAAAAGACAAACCAAACGACTTATATACATATTGTAGTGTGTCATATGTTTTATGCATTACACTGCCGGGTTCTTCTTTCGCCATTAGGTCTTTGTAATAATCCCTGTTCTTTTTCATCTTCATAATTACTTTTGGAAGAATACCAATAAAGTCTTTTCTGAACTTATGCTTTGCTGGTGTTGGTGTTGTAATTATGAATTTTTCATCAATATTATCACCATGTCTGATCAATGTATCTGGTGAAATATTCAATGTTTTAATAGTGTTAGGATATAGTGATGAAAAGTCAAATACCTTTATCCCATAATAAATACCGGCTTTTGGTGGGAATACATAAGCACCCTCATAACTAACATCATCTACATCGATTTCTCCATAATTTTTAACCATCGTTTTAAAATGGAAATGCTTATCCTCTTGCGCCTGTTTAAGCATCAAGTTATCTATCTTTCTTGTAATGTATGGATCATCACAAGGACACATACCAATGATGTTAACATTTCTAGCCGCATTTAAGTAGTTTGTTTTCTTCTCCATCTCTATCATGATGTTAACGTCTTGGATGTTATATTTTTTTAACAGCGGTCTATTGTCTTTCCACATTCTGTAAATTGAATAATCAGAATGTTCAACTTTGCCTTCTAATTCTAATTCTTTAGCAACTGCATCTAACGCATAAGATCGCAATGATACAGTTTTCTGAAATATCTTCATGAAATCCTGAGAAAATAATTTACGCCAATCTATTGATATACCATACCGCATAAAGCGACTTTTGATATATGGTAGGTCAAATGAACTAGAATTCCAACCAATCAACACATCATAGCTATTCATGATCTTAGCCAGTTTTAACAGCATTGATTTTTCTGCTTCGTCTGTATCTTCATCAATACACAACCAAGCAATCTTGCTATTCATTTCGCCAAGGGCCACAGATAAAATTCTATATTCCCCTGGCACTGGCTGACCATTCCTATGTCTATCATCTGTTTCTATGTCCAAAAACAGCAATTTGTGTTTATCTTCAAATTCTATATCATCTTGTAAACAAAAGCGTTTATAAGGTAAAACATCTGCTTCATATGTTTGTACGCTTAATAGTTCCAACTTTTGTTGTAATTCGTTAAACAGAAAGTTTTTATGCTCCCATACGAATTCCATTTCTGTGTTGAACAGTTCTGTTCTATGTGGTCTTTCTACATAAACCCTGGTGTATAATCCTTCTGGTTCACATCGCATAATAAGATTTTGATTCTCAAACGACTTAAACTGATTCTTGTAATGCTCATAATCAGAAGTTTTTACATAAAACCACCAATCAAATTTTCTTTCGCCTATCTTTTTTCTACCAGTTTCTTTATCACGATAAACAAAAGCAACTTTACTATTGCCTTTATCCCAAGCTCGCATTATTTTCATTAAATACCTGCCTATTACACTGTAATTTATTTAGAAAGAATGAAATTTACCCAATCATATTGAGCAGCAAATTTATCTGCCTTAATTTTAGGTTCATATGAGTTAGTTAAGTTCAAAAATCCACAATCTTTAAAAATAGATTCCCATTTTTCTTTACTAAAACATGAAATATGGGTAGGGTCTTGATCCGGTTCTGGTATAGCTGGCCCTTCTCCAACAGTTGATATATATAAAATACCACCATCTTTAAGAACTCTCTTGATTTCTAGCAGTTCTTCGCGTATATCTTTTTCTGGAATATGTTCTATTACTTGGGACATATGTACAAACTCAAACATATTATCAACAAATGGAATGATGTTATTTTCAATCACTTTCATTTTATGTTGAATATCTTTAAATTTTGTATTTTCTATATACCACGGAGATACATCACATCCATACATTGTTCTTGAATGTCGTCTAAACAGTTCCAAATAGTTACCAGTGGCACACCCAACATCCAATGAAAGATGATGAGGCTCCATATGATCTTTAAATACATTAAGAAGAAATTTAAAGTATTCTTCGTGCCAATCACCAAGATCATTCATATTGAAGTTGTTTTTGTTTTTACAAAAATCGTAATATTCTTTACCATATTTAATAGTCATTTTTCTAACTCCTGTACATAACATTCAGGGTCTTTTATAAATTGAACAGGTAGTCCAACTTTTTCTGCATTTCTCTTATGATGTTCATAGTATCTATCGCAGTTATTTCTTTTTTTACAATCATCTTTAACACAAAACGCCTTATCTTGATAACACAACATAGTTAATCGTCATCTATTGGTATATCCATATCAAAAATATTTCTACCAACTTTAGACTGGCTCTCTTTCTGAACAAAGCCATCGGCCTGTTCTAATTCTATATCAATGTTTTCCATTGATTTCAATTCTATTCGATAAGACCACAAAGGACAAGTCTTAATAGGACAGTTTATAATTTCTTCTTTATTCCCACAAGAACACTCTTTACATTTAGCCCGAATCGCATCCAGTGGTGTTTTTTTCTTAACCATTTGTTTAAAAATATTTTTCCAGTAGATTAGCAATGAATAGTGTTTTATGAATACTCATATTCATTTTGTAGTTACATTCGGACATTGGAAGCAACTTATCCCATGCTTTTTCTCTTTGTACAATATCAAACAACTTACCAAAGAGCAATTCCGGGTCTATAGCAAATGCAAGCTTGCTCATTTTTTCATCAACAGACATTGACTTGATTTTACTAAGTGTAAGTCCATCCAATATTTCTGATGATGAGAAGTCTACATTGCCTTCTAGGTTATTAATAGCCAAGCGCATATCACCATTAGATATTTTAGCAAATTGCTTAATCTGTTCATCTGTATAATTGAGTTTATGTTTAACTACAATTCGTTTAAGATGCTTTGCTATTGTAATTAAATCAATTGGGTTAAATGCGATATTTACACATCTAGAACAAATAGGGTCAATAATTTTATATGGAAAATTACAAGTAAAAATGAATCTTGTAAACTTTGCATTGATTTCCATAATACGACGCAAACATTGTTGTGCATCTGGTGTAATACCGTCTGCCTCATCAAGTAGTATGATTTTATATGGAGCACCAAATGGTCTACGTTTAGCGATTTCAGCGATTTCATCTCTGATAAAATCAATACCACGGCTAGATGATGAATTAAACTCATAATAATTACTTTTAATTGAATTACCAAATATGCTTTTAGCAATTACACTCGCCATTGTAGTTTTGCCAGTTCCAGCTTTACCACTGAATAGCAAATGAGGAATTCCATTTTCTTTTTGTAACAGTTCTTTAATTTTTTTAACTTCTTTATCTCTGCCTACAAGTTCGTCTAACGACTGCGGTCGTTCTGTTTCAAATAGCATTAATATACTCCATTCATTTCTTTTAATGAATAATATTCATTAATTAAAGTTCATACTAGAATATACGTCTAGCATGGAAGAATCTTTCTATATCCAGTGAACTGCTTTCTAGCCCCCTGTCTATCTCTAGTCCTTGTTGTTATTCACTTTCTTTGGGAATTTCCACGGCAACCACTTAATAGTTGATTGTGGTTTAATCTTATAAGCCATAACCGCATAAAGAATCTCTGGATTTACTTTCCAAATGTGCATATCCAACCAAGCTATAACTTGTTTGTTTGATTTAGATACTACATCATATGCACCAATTAACGCCTTAACAAGCATATACATCTGAGGTTTATTTGCTTTTAAAAAGTTAAAAATATAATCACGATCTGTTAATTTCATTACAGCGGTAGCAACTTCAAAGACATTTGTATTTGCTGTACCGCCATCAAATGTTATTTTAACTTTTTTGCCTTGTCTAATCCCCTTAATCAACTTGTTTGATTGTAAAACTATTTTAATATCCTTCGTAGCTGATTTTGCTATTGCTTTACAATCATCTGCTGTGATACCTGCATATTCCCCAAATATAACTATGGGTTTCTCATCCAATGAGTCCAGTTTATGTTTGAAAATAACCGCTGAATTATATCTATCAACAACAATCTCTGTTTCTTTTGGCGAATAGTCGCCAATAATAAACTCCACCATCATTGCCCCCTTTAAGATATTCAAATTAAAACATATCTTTGAAAATTTGTCAAGAACTATTATTTTTCTTTTTCAAATTTATTTAAAACTTCTTTTTCTATATCTGTGTCTAATTTTTTAAGAATATCATCAAGGGAATCGTCTAATGAATCTGTGCCCAATGATTCTATTACTTTATCAATGACTTCTTTTTTTGAAAGCCACTGGTGTTGAATAATATCTTCTACAGTTCCTTTAACTACAAAGCTATAAAGATGCACATCTTCTGTCTGACCAGCCCTATATGCACGACCAACACGTTGCATTGTAATTGTTGGCTTTATTGGTTTTTCCCATTCGATTACAATCTTGGCACTCTGGATATTATGACCAAAGTTGATTTTATCTGTTGTTATTAATGCTTTAATTTCAGGGTTTTTTTCAAACTCTCTAACAACATCAAACGCATCTGTGCCATCGCCACCCATACATGTAACATATTTATAGCCAATGTTATCAAGGTGACTTGCTATGGCCGAAATTGAGCACTTAAAAAAGCTAAATATTATTACCTTTGATGATGTTTGTGTGATAATATTTTCAAGTTCTTCATATTTTGGGTTATCAAACCAATTATGACGACTGGTATCACATAGAAACTGCCTGGCTGCTGCGTATTGTGCTGATTTATTATTAAACTGTTGTTTAACCCATCTGTAATGATCTATAAACTTATTACTTGGATAAATTTCAACATCTTTTTTATAACAAGCAACTGGTAAATCAAGCTTCTTTTTAATTATATATGGCTTGATTAAGTCTTGTATAAATCGATGGTTTTTAAACCCCGTGGCAACAAGTTCTGTTTTTATTAATGGTGGTTTATTTTTACCATAAATGTAAAGAGGATAAGTTTTTTCTGTATATTCAACGAAGTTATTATCAAAAAACCTCTGACCACCAAGAACTTTACCATCATCCAATAGCTTAAATACTGGATATAAGTCAAAAAGCTTATTTTCGATTGGTGTTCCTGACATAGGGTATCTAAATCGTGGGTTCCATTTGTCTATCATTTTAAAAAAGTTAATACTTCGCTTGGCTGACATGAAATTCTTCATTCGGTGGAATTCATCTACAATAATCGCATCAAAGTTTAACCTAATTAAATGTTCTGCATCAAAGTTACATTTCTCATAGTTTGTAATCAAAAACTTATATTGACTATTTACCAAGAAGTTTTCATATAATGTTTTTCTCTTTGCTTTTGTTTGCGTAGAAACCATTAACATCTGGGTGTCATCAAAAAATTTTAAATAGTCTTTGTAAAAGTTCTTAACAAGTGATGCTGGTAACATAATAAGAATCTTTTTTACATTCTCATATTTTATTAAGTACTTTGCAATAACTAATGATGTAAGTGTTTTACCAGTGCCAATGTCATTACCAATCACTATCTTCTTACCAATAATTCCATAAACAATAGTTTCTACTTGATTGCTGTAAAACTTAAATTCTTTATTGTACAACGACTTAAATCTGTCGTTTATTTCCACTTCTACTGTTTTAATGTAATCAAGAATCTTCATTACTTTTGTATCGTCTTGATTGTAAGCTCTGTCTTTTAGCTTAGATAAATACGCTCGCCAGTTGTTGTATTTTTTATAATAATCTTTTAATTCTCTTGTAAATTTTGATGGATATTTTAACTCTTTTAATCCTTTCAAAACAACTGGTAATGAAATAAATGGCACCTGAAAAGAACCATTTCTGAGTTTTGGACATAAATTAAACCCGCATCTATTTTGCAGGCTTATAAACGATTCGCCACTTTCTTCTTTTAAAACTAGCTGATTGTTTTTGTGATTATAACTAATTAACATTGATTTACCTGTTTTCTAGTTCCTGAATTATAGCATTCATCCTAACATTCATTTGATTTATTGTCAAGCAAAAAAATATTTTTAAAAAAATCTTGACAAACTCCAAACAATCGTTTATTCTTAAATTGCCGTAAAAAGCACGGGTGGAGTTAGTCCACCGAGGGGCGAAGGGGACAGTTAATCACTTCGCCAATCCTATCGCTAAGACACCCATCTTAACCAAATGGACTCTTGTTGCAGCCGTAGGTACCCAACTAGATACAAGTTTCCTTAGCGAAGCTATGTATCAAAGACGTTTTATTCTTGCATTGGATAAGCGTTTTCGTTGGAAGGTTATTGTTCATACGCGATATGACAATGGCGTGCAAAAAGCGAAAGCATTACAAAATGCGATTAGACACGTCTTGTTACGCACATGACATGGTAATAAGAATTACTAACAATAACGACTGGTGTAAAAACCTAATAGCCGAATGGTAAACGCCAAAATATTTGAAATGTAAATATTTTGGGGGAACCTAAAGGAGGGGGTTCTGCTAAACAGTTAATCAGTTAAATACCAGATATTAATCTGTTAAATATCTGTTAAATTTCAGATAAATATCTGTTAAATTTCAGATAAATATCTGTTAAATTTCAGATAAATATCAGTTAAATTTCAGATAAATATCAGTTAAATTTCAGATAAATATCAGGGTTACTACTGGTTGATGGATGTTTCATAGAATACCTTATCATACCTGCTAAAATTTCAGATAGAAAGTTGCTAAATAATGGATAAATTTAAAAAACTACCACTTTTGGTTGATGTTGATGATTTTTTCAAATCAATTAAGGCCTACAACTGTCTAAAAGTTGAAAAATTTCTGGATGTTAAACTTTCAGCCAATGAAATCACTAAACTAAAAATCCCCAATTATTTAATTAAACTTAGCCAAGATTTTAATTTTCCACTAGAACAATTAATTAATTGCATTTTGCGTGATTTTGTGATAAAATTTAATTATGGTGAAGGGAAATTAAAGAAATCTATCTGGAAAAATTTTCAGAAGATTCAAAACTTATCACCACAACAAAAGGCCAGTATTTTTAAGGCTTTATTTAAGGAGATTTGAAAAAAAAATGTTGGAACACAATAAGATACATTGTGGTAATTGTCTTGATCTTATGCCAGAAATCCCAAACAATAGTATAGACATGATTTTAACAGACTTGCCTTTCGGTACAACCCAGTGCAAATGGGATATTAGAATTCCCTTTGTTCAGCTGTGGGAACAATACGAAAGAGTAATAAAAGACAACGGGGCTATTGTTTTGTTTGGAACACAGCCTTTTACTTCTCTATTGGTTTCCAGTAATCTTAAATTGTTTAGATACGAAATAATCTGGGAAAAAGAACGCCCGACAAATATCTTTTTCATGAAGAAACAGATTGGGAAAGTTCACGAAAATATTCTTGTCTTTTACAAAAAACAACCTATATACAACCCTCAAATGGAAGATCGAAAATTTAACACTAAGGGTGTTTTTGGTAAAGAACAAAAAAGCAAGACCCATAAAAATCAGACATACAAATATTCAAAAGACTATGATAAGACCAAAGTTTACCCGCGCAGTGTAATAAAAATAAATAGGGATACCCTGAAGGGCAGTTTTCACCCGACTCAAAAACCCGTAGCTTTATGTGAATATCTAATACGGACGTATACAAATGCCGGGGATTTAGTACTGGATTCCTGCATAGGTTCGGGAACAACTGCGCTGGCTGCAATAAAAACAGAAAGAAAATATATAGGCATAGAACTATATCCCAATATTGTAGAAATTGCACAAAGAAGAATAGGACAAATGAATGCAGCACATACAAACAGGTAAAACAAATAATTGCCATTTAGATATTTTGAAAAATGCTTCAACTGAAAAATCAAATACATTTCTGCTTATATGTAAAAACATGACAGACGCTAAACGACAATACAGCAACTTTATGCAGTATATAGACGAGCAACGTGATGTATTAGTTAAATCAATTAAACAGACAAAAAATGAATTGATTGTTACGTTTAAAAATGGTTCAATTGTTGTATTCACCGATAATGATAGAAAGTGTATTGGTGTTTATTGATGTTCAAAACAACCTGTGTATCTTGGGATACAATGTGGGATTGAAACATCAAGTACAATTACAAGACTGACAATCCAGCAGATTCGAGATGCGCTGCAATCGCTAATAGAATACGACGGATTGCCATCGGAATATACACGGCGGATTCGAGCAAATGATAATTCTTGATATTTTTTTAACTTGTGTTATAATTTATGTCGCATATGATTTGATAATGACAGCAATCGAGAACGGCCGGAATGAAAACAATAACAAGACGAAGAACATTTAACAACTTAATCATATATGCCAATCAAGAACAATTGGATAGTTGTCTAAGGCTTCTAATTAAATTTAAGAAGAAGTTAGTTAAACTGATTCCATATAAGCTCCACAGGCTATCTATTGATATAATAAATTTTGATTTTTTTTCTTGCTCTTTGATATCAAATTGTGATAAGATTGAATTCATGTTAGACAGGGAACAAGTGATATCGGTTATTAACGATAACACAAAACTAATAAACAAGGTATTAAACAAAGGAGTAAATTATGACAAACAAAATAATTAACAGTATTGATGATCTGGATGATCTCGACTTGGATTTGGAAGATACAAATATTTCTTCTGTAGATGATGAACTAGACTTGGATGATGTGTCTGAAAATAAAGAAGATACAAGCATTGATGATCTGGAATTAGATGATGTAGTTCCTGACGAAAAACCAACACATGATCTGGAATTAGATGATGTGTCTGAAAATAAAGAAGATACAAGCATTGATGATCTCGACTTGGATGATGTAGTTCCTGACGAAAAACCAACAGATGATCTGGAATTAGAAGATGCAGTTCCAGAAGAAATAGAATTGGATTTGGAATTGGAAGTAAATGAACAGCCAAAAGCAGAAGTTAAGCAAGTTGAAACTAAAGCTAAAGGCACACCAAAATCAGAACCAAAAGCTAAAGTCACACCAAAATCAGAACCAAAAGCTAAAGTCACACCAAAATCAGAAGTTAAGCAAGCTGAACCAAAATCAGAACCAAATGTAGAAGTTAAGCAAGTTGTTTCTGTACCAGAAAATAAAACAGAAGCATACTTGGATAATGCGGTTGATATGTCTAAGATAAACGATCAGCATTATAGATTTCTTGTAAAACCTTTAAATCTTCCCAACTATGACAAAATGGTAGAAGATTGTATTAGAATTAATGGCAATATGATAAACCCAATTCAACTAGTAATTGAAGAAGGGGAATTCAGACTTATTTCTGGATTTAATACGTTTGATGTTCTTAAAAAATTAGACGTTAAAACAACATGGGCGATTATTTTCTCGGAAATGAATACATATCAAGTTGCAAAGAGATATATAACCGCCACACATCATTTGGATTAATTCATGGACAACTTGTTTAAATTTGAAATCGTTACAATAGGGTCTTCAATACAACAGTTGAAGGATTCTAACAAATGTATCAATCGCCCAATGATTGATGTTGATGGTAAAATAAAAAAGTGGGGCGATGAATACATTATAATCTACAATGCGATTAGTAAAAAAGCTTGTAGTGGTTTAAGGTATATAGGTGCATTTTCTTTTGATAAGAACGCAAAAAAGTTTGTTAAATTATTTAAAGAAATAGATATACCTATAGATTGTGTTGATTTTTACATAGTTTCGCTAAAACTTGATACTTCTGAAAGAATTAACAAGTCAGATTCTTTTATTAAACACGACCCAGATAGTTATTCGTGCATTTTATCATGTGCTTACAATAAAACAGATGATGATCTGTATGAAAACGAATTAATTGTTATCTGTCGGCATGGCGATAAAATAATGGTAGATGGTCAAATTTTGTTGTTTGATGAATGCTTGAAAGTGTTTTCTTAAACGGCAAGATTGTACATATTACATGCTGGTGGTGTTAGCGCACCACCAGCATTTTTAAATTACAGGATAAATCAATGAGCGAAGTTAAAGCTGTTTTTGAAAAGCTTGAAATAGATTACAAAGAACATAAAGGCGGGGATGAATTACAATTTAAATGCGTTCATCCGCTTCATAATGATAGAAATCCATCCGCGTTTATAAACACAAAAAGTGGGAAATGGTTGTGCTTTTCATGTGGTAGAAAAGGTTCATTGGTTACAATAATAAAGCTTGTAAAAGGACAAAATGTAAATGTAGAATCATTCCTATCAAAAGCAGAACTATTACAGATGCAAATTAATGGTATTTATAAAACTAGCGCATCTAATATTTTGAAATATGATGAACTATTGCAATTTCAGGAAACGATTGATTATGAGTTTACTTTTTTTGAACCAGTTAAATCGAATAAAGAGGCTCTAAGCTATCTTATCTCTCGTGGTATATCCAATGCCACCATTAATGAATTTGGATTGAAATTTGCCCCTTCTGGTAACTACAGAAACAGAATAATTATCCCATATTATAAAGATAGACAAATAATAGGTTTTAATTCTAGGACTATCGACAAAAATGACCATCTGCGTTATTTGTATTACTTAAATCATGATATGTTCAAAGGATACATTTACAACTATGATAAAATAGTTAATTATAATTACTGTTTGTTGGTAGAAGGGCCATTCGATTTAATGTACTTACATAGTATTGGTTTAAAGAATGTGATTTCTACACTAAATACCAATGTATCACTAGAACATATTCGTGAAATAATTAAGTTTAAAAAGATAATATTCATGTTTGATAATGACATAAAAACAAACAGTGGTTATAAATCTGTTATAAAGGCCAGCAAACTAATAAAATCAATAGCAGATAAAGAGATATTATATGCAGAGTTACCAGAAGGAAAAGACCCTAATTCATGTTCTGTCGTTGAAATAAAACAATCCATATCAAATCTATACGTAATAGAAAAAAACCACCAAAAATAAAATAATTGGTGGTTTTTCTATTGTTCGCTCTTAACCAGAGAGCTATCTTTCGAGGGGTGAAAGGCTATTAATATAATGACATATTGATCTTTAAATGTCAACTAAAATTTAAAATTTTTTTCAATATAAATTCTATGATCATCTTTAAAGTCTGTATTAATATATGCTTTCAATGAACGGCGTTTAAATGTAGCACCATATCTGATATCTATCTTTCCATCTACAACGCGTTTAAAAGCTTTAAAATGGAAACCTTCTTTGGTGCAGTTATTTAGCTCTTTTCTGAATTTATCTAGCAGAGTTGTTGTCTTAAACAGATTATCAAATGCTATTACTTCTACCAACTCTGCTATTTCGTTAAAGGGATATTCTTAGCAAAACCCAACTTTTCTTTTGCGTAGTCTATAATGTATTTTTGAACAAGATTTTTTACAAATGATTCAAGTCCTTCTCCTAAGAAATAATTTGTTAATGTAGGTAATTCGGTTTTAAGACTAGCAATTACATCTTTTGTAACTTTGTCAATAATTGTTGAAATTTCTTCATTTGTAACAACACCATCTGCTAGTGCGTGCTGTGCTTCTTTTGAAAGAGTATTAAATGCATTACCAGCTAAGACACTAGTAATCATTTTAAGCTTTTCAATAGCATCAAATACACGTTCGCTGATTTTTGAGGCTTTATTTTTCTCAGCCCATGTCAAAAGAACACCAGTTAAATACCAGACAGTGACAACAAAGCCACCAATCGTAAAAAACAATCCACCAATTTTTAGTACGTTCAAAATAGTTTCAGTCATCATATTTTAGTCCTGTTCTAGATTTTATTATCCTGATCATATTTGCTAAATGATGACCAGGACATAATGTTAATTTTAAATCACAATGATTAAAAAGACAACCGGGAATATTCAAATGCGGATATTTCTTTTTTATAAATTTTAATAGCATTAAAAATGAGTGTATTTGTTCTCTAGTTGGCTTTTCTGCATTAAAATTACCAAACATCATTATAGCGATGCTTTGATTATTGTGGGAATCACAGTGACAGCCAGCAGTTCCAATTGGTCTACCTTCATAAATAGAACCATTTGGTGATATTATAAAATGGTATTTTATATCTATCAATCCAAGCTGTTTTATGTGCGTTGATTGTAGTTTTTTAAGAGACTTATGTCCTTTAAACTTTTTAAACGATTTAGATTTGCCAAACTTCGATCTATATGAATAGCCATGAACTATTATCTTTTCTGGGAAGATAATAAAATATGGCTTTGTTGGAGTGATAGCACCCCACTTTTCTCGTCTGATGATTGTTATCTCATTATCTGGCATAACTTTTCTTTATAAAACGCAATAGATTGATTTAATAATTCCTGTGGATTCTGTTTTGAAACGTTATTATTTTCAAAAATTTCTTGAAAGTATTTAAATGTATAATCTTCAAGAGCAACAACAGGAATTCCTGCTTCTTCTACAGCTATTCCACGACTGTCCACCCGTATCATTACAACATTTGAACCTATCCCAAATAAAGGCAATGCACAATGTAGCCTAGTGGTTACACAATAGTCAATAGATTGATAAAAATCTATGACCTCTAACGGTTTCTTAAACGTAATAACATCTTTAAAGTGTTCATTAAGAAAGTCATAGTCATTCCTATGAACTTGTCCTAAAATGTAACAAGGCTTGCCTGTTCGTTGTTCTAAGAACTTTTTTGTTTTATTAAACTCATTTAATAGTCTACCAGCATCATCTCTATTTTTAATATATTCAGCCGTTAAACAAATGCAGTTGAATTTTTTATCAGTTTCTAAGTAACCATTGTTAATTAAATATGTTGCGAATGTACCAGAGCATGGTAATAGCTTACTTTCTACATTCATCTGTTCTAAGAAATTTTGTGCCATTTTATCCCTAGTTGTTACTAGTTTTATATTTTTCATAGCTTTTAATAGAACATTTTTTGTATATTCAGATGACATTAAATGATTACCAAATTCTGTTGGTGTCATTGTTGTAGATGGATAACCACCACCCCCAGCAAGTCTTAAAATTGGAACGCCAGTTGAATTAAGGTCATCCCAAATTTCATCATCGTAGTAAAACTTCCAATCGTCTAGGTTGTTGTACTGTGGCATACCGGCATAAACAATGAAATCACATTGCTTTATTTTTTCCAAATCATCATTTGTTAATTTTGCAAACCTACTCATCATAACAAACTCTACATGTTCAGGTTTAAATGCTTCCCTTAAGATATATTTAAGACCCATTCCTATAAATACATCACCTATATTTATGTGCTGATCTTCTGTGTGTAACAAGTTTGTTAAAAATGCTAGTTTCATAAATTACCAACCTTGAAAACTATTAAATTCACCAGTTGACCATAAATGGCCTTCTGATCTTCTTCTTCTTGTAAGGCCTGCTAATACTCTACCGCCGCCTTTATTCCAACGCATAAGCTGTGCAGGAACTTCATCATATTGTCCGTTATTTAATAGTCGCAATAGGGTTGATTTTCTTAACGCACCAGAACCAACATTAAAGCTGAAAGACACCAGTGCATCAAATTGATTCTGTGTTAATGGAACTTTAACCAAAGACTCAACCGCTTTTTCAAATTTATTCATATCCTGACGAAGTAATTCATCTGCTTTTTCTTCTGTAATAATCTTTCCTACTTTAATAGGCACCCCATCAACTAAACCAGTATGCCCATATCCAATAGTTGGTACATTTGCAGGACAAAGATAGCCTTTCAGATACTTTCCTTCAAAGTGCTTAACTAGTTCTAAACCAACATCAGATATCTTCATATTCTTTACCTGCTTTCTTTTCGTCTATTGTTTCGATTCCATAGGATTTCACCTAATTGGAATTTCTATTCCTAATAACTTACCAATCACAATGATTATCACAATGGCAATTAGCTTGATCATGTTAGGATGAATTGTACTCAAAAATGATGAATTATTCCAGCTATCTTTTGGTGAAAAGTTTTTACAATTTCTTTGATTATGGTGAAAATCTTTACCAATCTTCTCTAACGTATCTTTTAACTCAGAGAATCCTTGATCAACTTTTTTATCCAGAACATTAAGCAATACTTTCTGTTCTGATTGTCTTTCTACCATTTTAACGAATTCTTCATCGTTGCGAAAATTTTCATTTGTTGGATGTGTCATAGGGATTTCTCCGAACGTAATACAAGAATAAAATAGTAAACAATCATCACCTTTTATTATATCATATTATTTAATCCTAAACAAACTTTTTATTCGGCTTATTTGTCTGAAGAACCACATTCTAAGCAACTCAGACAGTTTTTTAACTACATTGCATTTATATATAATAAAACAGGTGTTAAACGGCCCGTCATTAGTAAAATAATCAATAACTTGTTTTGTTGTTAATTTTTTTGGGGTTAATTCATATCCCCAATGAAAATTAAAATATTCTGTATCATTCCCATGTATTTCGTTGTTTTCTGTAGTTATACCTGCAAAAACTACCCAATGTTGTTTAATTACATTCTTTTTAACCAACATCATTGTTTTATTCGGGATAGCTTCTTTATTTAAAAAGTCAGTTAATGTTAATTCTTTTTTCCAATATCCCAATTTTAGTAAAGTATATAATACAGTTAATGGATTACCATAAATAGGATTTTCAATAACATCTGGTAGATTTCTAATCCTATGCATTGCCTCATTTACTTTATCGTAGTCAACTTGGGTACATGTAGCAATTGCAGCTGTTTCACATTCAACTGGTGATTGCATCAGGAAAACTTTAGTTTCGTCTGGTAGAACAAAATATTTATTATGCATTTATTTATCCAGTTTTTCGTAGATTCTATCAGATTCTATTCGACCCGACTCAACATAGCCATTTTCATTTAACCATTCTATTATTTCTTTGAAAAATGGATTTATGTATTTAGTGTTGCTATGATTACCAAGCTCAATTGATATAGTCTTAGGTCTGGATATCATGTTTTTCAAAACAAACCATTCAGCACCTTCGGCATCTATGTATAATGTATCTATATTTCCATCATCTATCTTGTCAAATGTATCGCCATCCACTAATAAATCTTTTAAATTTTTAATGTTTGTTGTTTTAATTGGTGTATTTGGTATATAATCAAGACAACTAGACTGACAACCAGATCCGCTTTGAATCATTTTAAATGTACCAGCAGTTTCAGTTATTGCTACTTTATAAACCTTTGTTTTATTTTTCAATTGTGGTGAATTATTTAGATGTTTAATTATTTCATCATAACAATATGGTTCTGGTTCTACAAGTATAATAGCATCATAATCATGTGCCAAGTTCAATGCTTTTGATAGTTTTGGTATATTTACGCCAACTTCACATATAGTTTTCATCTTTAGATAGCCCATCATTAAGTAATTTCAT